CTCGATCGCGAGTGCGTGCCATTCCGCGAGATCCTCGATCGTCATCGCTTCGAGCGAGGTGAGCGACCAGTGGAAGATGGCGGCAATGTTCGCCATCGCCGGCGTTACGTCGTTCGGGAGGCCGCCAGTTCTTCCCGCGTCATGAAAAAAGACGCGATCTCCACGGCGCAGGCGAACAGGTCGGCCGGATCGAGCTGCTCGACCTCGGCATCGATGATCGGCGGGTTGGAAATGCGCGGGAGCAGCTTGGCGACCGCACCGGTTTCCATTTTGAGGACGTCGGCCAGCGAAAGGCCGCGCAGTTCGCCAGCGCGCGGGCGGCGCAGGGTGAGCTCGGCAATCTCGCCGTCGCCACGCTTGATGGGATCCTCGAGCGAGACGGTCGAGAATTCGGGGCGCTGCTGATCGGTCATGTTAGGTCAGTCCTGGATTGGGGGAGCGGGGAAGGGCGGCGGATCAGCCTTCGATCGCGGCGCGGATCTGCGCCATGCGATCGACGCCATTGACCTTGTAGACCATGCCGATCACGTCGATCTCGATGAGCACGGCGCCGTCGACGATCCACTTGAGATACGTGAGCGAGCGCTTGACCTTCCACTCGGTGTCCTTGCCGGCTTCGGCGGTGCCCGGGTCGATCTCGACCAGGCGCCCGCGCACCACCAGCTCGGCCGCCTTGACGCTGCCGTTCTCGTCGGACTGGTAGGCGCCGACGAAGCGGGCCATGCTGCCGTCGGCCGCGGTGTTGCCGAGCTGCGAGACGATGCGCGGGACGATGCCGCCATAAGTCTCTTCCTGCTCGAGCTTGTCGATACCCATGTCGATCATGATCGGACCGAGCATGCCGGCGCCGCGATAGTCCTCGCCGGCGACCGCGATCTTGGGCAGCGCCAGATCCTTGGCGATGCCGGCGTAGTTGTCACCATCGACGTAAGTGCGGAAGTTCTTCAGCTTGTGCGGGAGCATGGGGTTTACCTCGGGTATGGATTGGCGGGCGCGAGAGGCGATTAAGGTTTACAGGCTCAGGCCGAAGTCGCCGTAGAAGCGATCGGTGATACGCATGTTGATGGTAAGGCCCTCGAGCGGCGCGACCGGGGTGTAATCGAACTCGATCGTGAGCTTGCCGGCGGCGAGCTGGTGGCTCGGGTTCTGCGCGGCGTCGAAGTAGGCCTCGCCGCCGATCAGCTGGCCGGCGCGAACCATGCGACGGATGTCGTTGTTGACGGTCTCGACGATGTCGCGTGCGGTCTGCGGCGTGAGCGGCTTGTCGACCGCCCAGGCGAGGCCCTCGGCGCAGGCATCCTTGATCGCCTGGCCGGCGCGGACGACTGTCTCGAAAGCGAAAAGCGGTTCGGCGCTGCAAGTGCGGTTGCCCCAGAAGCGATAGCCGCGCATGCGCACGATCGTGGTGACGTCGGCGCTGTTGAGCAGGCCCGCATCAGTGGTTTCGTCCTGCAGGTCGAAATAGACGTCGTGCGACAAGCCGGTTGCGCCATTGATCGCGACATTCGAGATCGACTTGTGCCAGCCCGTTTCTTGATCGATGCGGGCACGTGTGCCGAGTGCGATGGCGACGGCCTGCCCAGTCCATTCGGAGAAATCCGGCCAGATTAGCATGAGTTCGCGATGGGCGAATTCATCGCGGTAGGTGATCGCTTCGGCCACGGTGTCACCGACGGCGCGGCAATAGGCGAAGCCGCGCAGTTTCTGCGCGATCAACGCGAGCTCGGCCGCCACTTCCTGCGTATCGAGGCCTGGGGCGCCGATGATGCGGGGGCGGACGCCGAGCTGGGCTTCGGCGGCGAGCAGCGCCTGCGCGCCCGTGTAAGCACCCTGCGCGGTGACGGTGCCGATGACGGCCGCGTTCTGCTCGAGTATGTTATCGGTATCGGTATCGACACCGTCGGTTGCCACGGCGACGCGCACCACGATCAGGATCGGGGAAGTCTGGTCGGCGATCGCCTCAAGTGCCTGCTTGAGTGTGCCAGTGTCGCCGGCGCGGCCGATTGCGCCGCGCACGTCGGTGATCAGCACCGGCTTGTCGAGCGGGAAGGTGGCCTCGTCGAGATCCTCGCCCTCGCTCGTGGCGACGATGCCGATGATGCCGGCCGAGATCGGCATGATCGGCCGGGCACCGGTCGTCGGTTCGTTGATCTTGATGCCGTGTAACATGGGTGACGAGCTCCTTAGGCGCGCGTGGACGCGGTGAAATCGAGAGGGATGGACAGCGCGAGCGCGCGATCGGTTTGCGCGGGCAAGTCCGTGCGGGCGCCTTCGAGGAGCAGCAAGAACTGCCCGGCGATCTCGCCGAGATCCAGCGCGACCTTGGCGAGGCGAATGCGCGGTTCCCAGCGGGCAAGCGCGATCGCGGTGGCGGCGAAGACCGCAAGGCGCGTGGCTTCGTTGGCCGGCGCGTCGACCAGCTCGGGCAGGAGCGAGCCGTAATCGCGGCGCATCGTGCGCGTGCCGATCGGCGTGCGCAGGATATCGCCAATCGACTGCGCGAGGTGCGCGGTGCCATCGAGCGGCTTGCCGGTGTGGCGGTCGACGCCGATCATTGCCGCATGCTCGAGACGATGTCAGCCAGGGCGAGCGCGATGAAGACGGCGATCGCGAGGATTGGCAGGACGCCGATCACCGATGCCGAGCAACTGGCGAAGTCCGCAGCGCGGCCGACGAATGCCGCTGGCGCGACCAGGGCGGAAAGCGCAATCGAGAGGACGGCGAGCTGCGAGAGCTCCTGGAGGGTGCGGCGCGTCATTCCTCGGGCACCGCCCAAACGATCCAGTCCTCGCGGGCAAGACCCTGACCGGTGCAGTAGATATCTCCGTCGACGGTGAGGTCGCCGGTGACGGTCACGCCCGATGCGGCGGAGATCGTCACGCCGGCCTCGGTATTGATCGTGACGCCGCCGGGAGAGGTGACGTTGATCGTCGCATCCTCGGGCAGCTCGAGATCGAGGCGGTGCGCCTCTGGATCGTAGGCGATCACGGCGCCATCGGCGAAGCGGACCAGCTCGCGCAGGCTATCGCCGGCCGGGGGAAATTCCTCTTTCGACAAGCCGCCGAGCGCAACCGCGCCCGCGATCTCGCCCGAGGGGCATAGGAGCAGGATCTGTTCGCCTACGCTCGGCGGCGACCAAGTGCGAGTGGCGCCAGCGCGGCGCTCGAGCCAGCGGATATCGTCGGTCTCAATTTCGCCGACGGCCACGACGACGCGACCGGTCGCAAGGTCGACCGACTTGACCACGCCGAAGCGCAGCATTTCTTCAAATTCGGCGGGCAGATCTTCGCGGAACATGGCCCGCGCACCATGACGCGGGCCGCGCTCGATCGCGCTTGCGCGCTGTTGTAAGCGGGGAGCTTACAACAGCGCTTGTTCAACGATTGGTGATGATCAGTTCGCGCGCCGGTACCGGCTTGCCGCCGACCGTGTAATTGAGGCCAACCTCGTGGTGCTGGAAGGCGGCGAAGATCCGGCGGACTTCCGGCTTGTCGTTGATCGATAGGACGAAACGCCCTTTGATCTTGCCGAGGATCGCGGCGAGCTGCTCAAAGTCTTCCCTGGCGAACGCATCGGCGCCGTAGTCATTCTCGCAGCCGAAGTAGGGCGGGTCGAGATAAAACAGGCTGCCGGGGGTGTCGTAGCGCGCGATCAGTTCGGCATAGGGCAGGCGCTCGATATCAACGCCGCAGAGCCGCTCGTGAACGTCCTCGAGCATCGGGACCAGCTTGGTCAGGTCGAAGCGGGCGCCGTTGTCGCGGGTGACGCCGAAGGTACGGCCGACCACCTTGCCGCCGAACGCGGTGCGCTGGAGGTAGAGGAAGCGCGCGGCGCGCTCGAGGTCAGTGAGAAGGCGCGGATCCTGCGATATCAGCCGTTCGAATTCGGCGCGGCTGCAGATCTGCCATTTGAGCACGTCGAGCAGCTGCTGGTAGTGGCGCTGCAGAAGGCGGAAGAGGTTCACGACGTCGGTCGAGATATCGTTGATGACTTCCTTGCGCGGCCGGCGCGCGCGGCGAAAGAAGACGCCGCCCATGCCGACGAACGGCTCGGCATAGAGATCGTGCGGCGTCGCATCGATCATGGCGACGAGGCGGCGCGAGAGAGCGCGCTTGCCGCCGATGTAGGGAGCTACCGGACGGATCGGCGAGACGGGTTCGGATACTGCGAAGACTTCCTTCATGATTCATACCTAATGGAACTCCCGCCGTGACGGCCGGGGGAGCTGGAGGCTGATGCATCAGCCAAAGGTGCGAGTTACCGCTCGCGGTTCGAGGTGTTCCCAGCACCTCGGCCGCCCCCGTTAGAGGGCGGGTGTCTTATCTAGTCACGCGCCCCAGATGATCGGGCGGCTCATCAACAAGGCTTAGGTTAAATTCGAAACCCGCATGTCGAAACTTGGGCACCAATGTGCTGTCGGCAATGCGTTCCCGTCGATGTTGAAGGTCTCGGCAGTGCTGTCCCTCAGCGCCAGGACCGCACTGCTAGAATAGTCTACCTGAATAGCGGCACTGCCAGGAGACCACGTGGAGGTTCCAGGAATTGGCGCGAGGTAGTCGCGCCCGCCACGAATGCGGATCTCTCCTGATAGAGCGCGATTGGGGGTCAGAAGAACGCGGCTGCCACCTTCGCCCACAGCAACACTGGTTAATGTGGCGATGCCCGTCGCGTCTTCGATCGCCAATCCGCCGTCCTTCACACGGCCTACGCCGATTGGGCCTCCCTCCGAAGTGTCGATGACAGCGGGGACGGTTGGCACGTGCAGATTGAGCCGAACAGTCGTACCATCGTAAGTCGCCCCAATCGGGCGCATGCGAGGCGGTTCGATGCCTTTGAACAGTGCGTGTGCGAAGGACCGCCCCCGCATCGCGCCAACGTAGAAGATGCCGACTGCCGATAGGTGTCCGTCCGAATGGTAAGTTTTGCCTCCATAACCGGCCTTCAAGGCGAGCTGGTGCGTCGGCATGAACAGGAAGCACCTGCCAGGGCGTTCGACCTCTAGTTGGCGCTGCGCGTCGGCAATGCTCTGCCCGTCCGCAACGCGCGTCCCCGAATAGACCTGCGAAAAAAGCATCATCGGATCGAACGTTTGCCCTGTCACGCTCTGCGCGTGGGCCACTGTGCCGTCGTAGATCCCTAACCAACGGTTGAGCCAACCCGTCGCAGTCGTTCCGCCAGCTTCTTCGCCCTGCCCCTGATCTCCGGTCAAGCAGTAGAGCGCCGCGGTTTCTGCGGCGGCCACTGCCCGCGCATTCGCGGCAGTAATTTGCGCTTTCATCACGTCGAACGGTGCCATTGGTTCGCTTCCAATGGCCGCGTAATCGGGGTGCGTCGTTGGGACCAGTTGTGACGAAGAGGTCGCACCGCGTGCCGCGTTCGCCATGAACCATTTAGCAGCTTCCTCGTGGACGAAGCCGTAATACTTGGCGGCAGTACGAACGAAGCCCCAAACAAAGCCCGAAGCGGAAGTCTCGCCATAGCTGGTGACGTCACCGCCGCCGGTATAGAAATAGTTGTCTGTTTCGATCAGACCAATTTCGGAGTTCAGATCGACCCCATTGGAGCGCGGACCCGCCGCAAAGGTCAGGGCCGAATAGAGCGCTGTTGTGGACAACAGTAGAGGGGTGTCGCCTGCCCTGCGATAGCCGGCTTCAAGAGACTGGCCGTACGCCTGTTGGATCATCCGGCTTGCAGCATTTGGCAGGGGCAGCGGTTTGGCGAGCCCTGCCTCCTCCGTCGTGGTGACTACTGCCGATCCGCCGCTGGACCCACCGGCGGTGGAAAAATTGAGAAGCTGGAAGGCGCCATATTGTACGAGACCGACGTAGGTTCCGAAGACGGTCACTTGGTTGGGATCAATTGCCAGCCCTGTGCGCGCGTCAGTTATGGGCAGCGGGGGCTGCCCATTGATGCTCATCGTCACCCCCGACGCAATTGCAGCAAGCGGTCGCCAATAGAGCGGCTGGCCCGTTCGATAGGCCGTGAATGCGGGCGTGGTGGTCGCTACCTGCGCCGAGGCGGTGGAGGCGCCTGAAAGGTTGAGGCGAAGCGGTCCGTCTTTCTTATCAAGATAGTCCGGATTCCCGAGCGCGCTGGCGAAGCGCGTCAAGAGCCGAAACCCGCCGCTGCGTACACGCGCAAGGAAAGCCTCGTTGATCGGGACATCCCCCGTAATCAATGGAGATCCCTTACGATCCTGTATTGGCAGCGCAGGAAGCCCGTCTACAGCGATAGTGTCCCCCGTTAGGGGCTCTGACGTAAACTGCACAACATACAGCACATCCGTCCTATAGACGCTCGTGGGCAGTGCTCCGGTAGTGGAAGCCGTCCATAGGGTGCCGTTGCGGGTAGGAGTGCCAAGGTC